ACAGCCTGGGCGCACAAATGCCTAGTTGGCTTCAGATCACACTCTATTTCGTCATGTTCATTTGGGGCTTCGTTCAGGGGCGCAAAGACGCTGATGACAGGCTCAAGCGGGCAAACACGAAGCTGCTGATTCAGATCGCACAGCTCAAGCGACACATCATTGAAATCAAATGGGATGTGGAGGAGGCCTGTGGCCAACAAGAACCCCACGCATAAGTTCAAGAAGGGCAATAACGCTAACCCACGGGGCGCTGGCGCGCACGATCCAGCCAAGCGTGAATTTAAGAAGTTCACCAAAGAGGCCTACCGCAACTTGATTGAGGCCGCATTCAACAAAACAATTGGTGAGGTCGAATCGATTCTCGACAACGAAGACTCTCGCAAAGCCTTGAGCCCCATGGAGTTCACCATATTGCGATCGCTGATTGTCGGTGCGAAGTCGGGCAACCCAGCCAACGCTGAGCTATTCGCCACGCGCATAATAGGCAAGATACCCGATCAAATTAAGGTGGAGTCGACGAACCTGAGCGCCAACGCAACTGTTGACGAAGTAAAGACCATTCTATCAAAATTGAATAAAGAGATCTGAGATGATGGATCTGATGCCGGACGAAGACGAAGACAAAGTCCGCGCGGTGATCACGGCTCAGTGTGAGACCTCCCACCTCTTCTTCACACGCTTCTTCTTCAAATATAGACACGCACACAAATTCATTGTGAACTGGCACCACGATGTATTCTCAGACGCGATCGACGACATCATCTTTGGCCGGGTCAGAAACCTCAATGTGCAGGTGCCACCCGGATCAACTAAGACTGAAGAATTCGTTATTAATCTTATTGCTCGCGGCATCGCTCTCAATCCTTGGAGCCGGTTTCTTCATCTTAGTGGCTCAGATCAGCTCGCAACCCTCAACTCAGCCACTGCTCGAGACCTCGTATCTTCAGAAGAATATCAAGCACTATGGCCACGTCACATCGCCGAAGACTCCAAAGCAAAGAAGCGTTGGAACGTCATGGTCGGTGGCAAGATAGCCGGCGGGGTTTATGCGACGGCAATTGGCGGTCAAGTTATTGGGTTTCGCGCTGGCCACATGGCTGATGGTTTTCAAGGCGCGCTCATCATCGATGACCCGAACAAGCCTGAAGACGCCTTCTCTAAGTCGGAGCTCGACAAAGCAAACCGCAAGCTTCTTACCGTTGTGCAATCACGGCGAGCCACAGAGAACACTCCCATCATTCTCGTTCAGCAGAGGATTGCAGAGAACGACTGCTCGGGGTTTATTGAGAAGGGCAACCTCCCGGGTCGCTGGAAGATTCTCAAGATCCCGGCGTTGATCGATGATGGCTATGTTCAAAAGCTCAAACCGAAGTATCGCAAGAACGTCGACTCATCAAAGCGAGACAACCACCAACGATTCTCTTATTGGCCGTACAAGGAGCCGATCGAGAAGCTGAATGCTTTGGAGCGTGGTGAGGGCAAAGACGAAGCCGGCGCGCGCGTATCTCGGCACGTGTTCAATTCGCAGTATCAACAATCGCCGGTTGCGCTTGGCGGGAACCTGATCAAGGGATCGTCGTTCGTTCGCTACACGGTTCTGCCGAAACTCACGTATCGAATAATAATTGGCGACACGGCACAGAAGGCGCGGGAGCACAACGACTACTCGGTTTTCGGTGAGTTCGGTTTAGGCAAAGAAGACGGCAGGCTTTACATAACTGATTGGATTCGCGGCAAATGGGAGGCTCCGGAGCTCCTAAATAGAGTCGCTTCTTTCTGGGCAAAGTGTAAGGCCAAGGACGCAACCGAAATGGGCCGGCTCAGAAAACTAAAGGTGGAAGATAAGGTCAGCGGTACTGGCCTGATTCAAACCGTGAAGCTCCCGCCGCACAACATACCTGTTGAGGGGATTGAGCGCGACACCGATAAGCTCACGCGGGTCATGGACGCGCAGCCATATATTGATGTAGGTCTGGTTTGCGTTCCGCAGGACGCGCCCTGGGTTTCTGATTTTATTGCGGAATGCGAGGCGTTCGCCGCGGACATGAGCCATGACTTCGACGATCAGGTTGACGTGCTCTGCGATGGCGTGATGGACTTACTGGGAGAGAGCAACAAGCTTGAACGCTGGAAGAAACTAGGGGAATAGGGATGCCATCAAAACGCGCACCGAAGAAGGCCATGCCCGCAAAGGCTAAGAAGACAGCAGACCGGGCACCCAACTTCCCCGTCGATGCGATGACAGTGTTCCGCGCAGAAGAGCGCTACAAGCAAAAGGTATTTCAGAACGTGCCAGTCGGCGATCAGCGCCCCGCAAAGAAGGGTGGCAAGAAATCGCGCAAAGGCACGATGGATGGGTTCGATAACTTCTTAACGAAGATCGGACTCCGCAATGACAACTCACTCAGCGGCGGCACATACACATTTGATTTATTGACCAGAAACCGCATCAAGCTCGAACAGGCTTACCGCGGCTCGTGGATCGTCGGCAAAATGGTTGATTCAATCGCCGAGGACATGACCAGAGAGGGCATTCAGATCCGCACAGAACGGGACGATGGTTCCATAAAGAAGGTCCAAGCAGCCTTCGTGAAACTCGGGATATGGCGCAGCCTCCGCTCGCTCGTTCGTTGGGGGCGTTTGTATGGTGGTGCGATTGGCGTTCTTCAGATCGAAGGGCAAGATCTGAGCACTGAGCTCGACGTCTCGACTATCTCTAAGGGGCAGTTTCGCGGCGTTGCAGTTTTTGACAGATGGCAAGTAAACCCCCTCATTCAGCACACAATTCAATACGGTCCAGATATAGGGTTGCCTGCTTACTATCAGATCGTCAACGATCCCACGCAACTTGACCCTGGCTATGAGTTCACGCCCATCGAAGACAACACCATTCACTACACCCGGCTGATCCGCCACGGCGGCATCGAGCTCCCGTTCTGGCAAGCCCTCACAGAATTGATGTGGGGCGAATCGGTACTTGAACGCCTGTGGGACCGTTTGATTTCGTTCGACAATGCCACGATGTCTTCAGCATCACTCATCGATCGGGCTAACCTGCGCACCGTTGGAGTTGACGGTCTTCGCGAAATACTCGCGGCGGGTGGCGAGGCTCAGCAAGGCCTACTCGCAATGTTCGAGATGATGAGGATGCTGCAGACAAACGAGGGGCTCACGCTCATCGACAAAGAAGACACATTTCAAACCACTTCGTATTCGTTTGCAGGGCTCGCCGACATGCTGATTCAGTTCGGTCAGCAGATCGCCGGCGCGTGCGATACCCCGCTCGTTCGTTTGTTTGGTCAGTCACCGGCCGGCTTGAATGCGACGGGCGAATCCGACATGAGGATGTACTATGACAATATCAAGGCCCAGCAAGAGGCAATCTTTAGAAACCCAGTCGACACGCTCTTACGAGTTCTCTGGAGATCAGAGCTCGGCAAAGACGCCCCGGACGACATGGAGTATGGGTTCACCACGCTCTGGCAAATGTCGGCCACAGACAAAGCGACAGTGGCGAAAACTACAACTGAAACCATTGTCGGGGCATATGATTCCGGCCTCACAGATCGGGCGACGGCCCTCGCGGACCTTCGTAACCAGTCGCGCGAAACGGGCGTGTTTACGAATATCACTGATGAGATGATCGACGAAGCCGAGAAGGAGGCCGACGAGCCACCGATGCCGGGCGAAGGCGGTGCGGCAGTCGATCCCGAAACTGGCGAGCCGATCGTTGCAAAGCCGAAGCCCGGAACCATGGGTGCGGCCGGCAAGAAGGGCTTGAACCCTAATGCGAAGAACCCGAAAACAAACCCTGAAACCAAAGCAGTGAAGACCCTGTGAGCCAGGCGCAGAAGGCCCGCACCCTTTCGTACGTTGACCCGAACTACAAGCTAGATCGAATTGTTAAGTCGGCAGAAGCGATACTGACAGCGCACCAACGACATCTATATAAGAGGTATCAGTTGCAGGGCATGACGAAGATTCAAGCGATCCGCAAAATTGTTAACCAGGATATGGAATAGATGGAAGAAGAAGTTCGACTGCTCTGCGTGGCAGCCATGATCACCACAGTCATAATTTTCATCGGTCTCGGTGGCTTGCGCGAATGCAGCCAAGAGCACGAGATCAAAATCAAATGTATTGAGAAGACCGGCAACCCGAGTTGCGATCCTGCGGCGTGTGATGACCCTGACTTTCACCAGGGCGAACCACCAGAGAAGGTGAACGGATGATCAAAGCAGCAGAGAAGAACGGTCACTTATCGTTTATTTGCCCGGGCTGCAAAAGCTATCACACCATTCCGGTTCACGGTGCCAATGCCTGGACGTGGAACGACAGCCTCACGATGCCGACGCTCAAGCCGAGTATTTTGGTGAACGTCAACAAGTCGAACCCTGGCGTGCCGGTCTGCCATTCATTTGTCACCAACGGCAATATTCAATTCTTAAATGATTCAACACACGCTCTTGCTGGGCAAACCGTGCTGCTACCGGAGTACGAATGAACGTCGCAGCGGTTGTGGTCTGCTCAGTGCTAGCGATCGCGCTATTATTATATTGGCTTGCCCACCGGAGGGACTGAATGAAGTTTCAAGCGATCGTCACTTGCACAAGATGTGGGCAAAGAGTTCGACCGGGCGGAGCGTGCGGTTGCCCATGATGCGATCGTTCACTTTCGATGCAGCTAAGAAAACTATCCACGGCAAGTTCAAGCCGAGCTCGCGGGCCGAAATGGAGTTCGCGCGTCAGCTCAAGAAGGTTGCAAAGGCTTCGGCCGGTATTGTGAATAGCCATGTGGATGGTGTGGATATCCGCGACACCGACGAAATGATGAAGATCCTCCGCGACTACGCCAAGCGATTAGAGCCGTGGGCGCGCCGGCAAGCCGAGAAGCTCGTATCAGAAGTCGAGCGGTCGAACAAACGAGCTTACGCCATGAAGTCAAAAGAGCTCGGTGGCCTTTTGAAACAAGAGATCTACAACTCGCGTGTGGGTTTAGAAGCGCTTGCAAAGATCACCGAACAAGTTGAGCTCATCAAGTCGATTCCAATAGAGCTCGGGCTGCGCGCGCAAGGGATTGCATTTCGTGCGGCCACGGAAGGCCGGCGGGCTGAACCAGACAAGGACATCATCGATTCTCTCATAAATGAAATGGGTATGACCGAAGAAGTGGCGACCAATCGGGCAAGACTGATAGCCAGAACTGAGACCGCTCGAGCAACGGCTGCCATCAATCAAGATCGCGCGGTTCAAGCTGGCTCAATTCAGTACAGGTGGCGCAATGCGGGCGATGCCGCAGTGAGAGATAGCCACAAATATTTGCATGGCAAACCCTTGAACGGGCAGGTGTTTTATTGGAGTGACCCTCCAACTCTTGATGACGGAATGACCGGACACCCGGGCACGTTCCCGAACTGCCGTTGTTATGCTGAGCCGGTATTTCTGGACGAGTAGGGGTTTCAAAATTGGCATTGACGAAGAAATACTTAACAGTTTCAATGAAGCCATCCGAATAGATAGCGAATTCAAAATTGGGGGATGTAAGCGTGAGTAAGTCGACCGTTGATGTAAGCAACCAATATGGTGAGAAGTCGAACAATAACATCCTTGGCGGAAGCTCGCGCGTATGGTGCAAGTTCCAAGTTTTGAATTCTGCAGCCACTGGTGTGGCAAACCTCACCGGCTCACTCTTCGGCGCTGCGATGGACGTGGCAAGCGTTTTCATGCACAGCACAGCACCTGGTGGTGGCAATCCAAACCCAGCCGCCGGCTACGTTGTGATCAAATTCAGCCGCGCATTTGCAGGCCTGAAAAGCTATTTAGCCAATCTTCAAATGATCATCGGTTCGCCGGTGAACGTATCGGGCGCCCTAACTGTGGGCACGACATATACTATAGTCAGCGTCGGCACAACGACGGCAGCTCAGTGGGCATCGATCGGCTTGACCGCTGGTTTGACCCCGGCAGTTGGCCAAACGTTTGTAGCAACGAGCGCAACTCCGGCCGGCGGAACGGGCACAGTAGCCGTTTCGACCACATCGGGGTGCGACCACTTTGAATCTGTTGGTGATCCCGGCTCCGGCTTGAACGTAACCGGCGGCGGTGAAATGGTTATCGCTTCGGTGAACGAAGACGCCGTCACAGCTTTGGCAAACGGCACAACCGTGACACTCCATTTCGATCTCATCGCAGCTCCGGGGCCACAGATCTAACATGAAGTTTTATGTAACCGGTCGCATTTCAGACAACATACGATTGACCCCAGAGGGGTTTCTCGTTTGTGTCGGCGTACCGATTGCAAGAACTGGCATTCAAGAATACGGCCCCGACGAAACACCGATCGAACCGACCGATGAAAACACAATGGTTAAGATCCAGCGCGAAGAGCGTGAGGTGTTCCGCCCAGAAACCATCGCTTCATTTCAAGGTAAGCCTGTCACGATCGGCCACCCGGATGAAATGGTGAACCCAAAGAACTGGAAGGAGCTCGCTAAGGGCACACTTCAGAACGTTCGGCGCGGTGAAAATCAATTCAGCGACTCTCTCATTGCCGACCTCATCATCACTGATGCGGAGGCTATCAAGAAAATTCAAGATGGTTTGCGCGAGGTCTCTTGCGGCTACGAAGCCGACTACGAAGAGATCGGTATCGGCGCCGGCCGCCAATTAAATATAGTAGGGAATCACCTCGCGTTAGTGCCAGAGGGCCGCGCGGGTCAGAGTTATGCAATTAAAGACCACAAAGGAGTACCGATGAGCGCGAAGGAGCAAGTCGCCAAGCTGTTCGATACGGCGAAGGCCGAGGCATTGAAGGCAATTGAAACTAGGGACGCCAAAACCGACAAGGTGGGCACCGAAGTCATCTCTGATGCTGCGGCTATGGCTGCTGACATCAAGAGCATGAAGGACTCAATCGATAAGCTCTGCGATGCGATGGGTAAGATGACTCCTGGCAGTGGTCCTACGCCAACGACTTCTGACAAAGAAGCCAAAGTCGGCGATGACGACCCGATGAAGGCCGTCAAAGATATGATGGACGCAATTGGCAAACGCCTTGATGCCCTCGAAGGCAAAGGCGCTGACGCTGAATACGAAGAAGAGACCGGCGACGAAGACCCTGAAGAAGAGGTCGGCGACGAGGGTGAAGAAGAAGAAACGGGCGACGAAGGCGGCGAGAGCATGGTCGGCGACCAGAAGGCTCGCATTGAGATCCTTGCGCCCGGCAAGAAGTTCACCGGCAAAGACGCCAAAGCCAAGGCTTTGCAAGAAGCCTATGCCACAAAAGATGGCAAAGAGGTCCTCGACATCCTCACTGGCGGCAAGAAGCCGAACTTCAAAAGCCAGCCCACGGTCGATTCGTTGTTCGTGAAGGCTTCAGAAGTTCTGAAGATCAAGCGCGCGGCGAAGTTCCCCCGCATGAACGCCATCAAGGTTAAAGATGGCCATGCCGATGGCAAGGGCAAGATCCCGACCGTCGAGGAGATCAACAAGAAGAACGAAGAGCATTTCGCTAAACAAAGGAGCCACTAATGTATTTGTCTAACAACAACACACCAGCAAACCAGGCATACACATTCGGTGCTCCCGCGGGCATCCCGGGTGCGATTTCTCGTGCCGACGAAACGAGCGTTGAGCCCGCACAACTGATCGCAAGCGGTTCGCCGTCAGCGACAGCTCAAGCGTTTGGTCTCGCAATGGTCTATGCGACCGGCGGCATCACTCAGTGGGGTGGCTCAAACGTAGCTGCTGACTTCGCGGGCGTTCTCGTTCGCCAAGCTCCCGGTATCACAGACAACGATTCAGGCCTCACGGGCAACATCCCGGAAGCCGCTCAGATCCAAGGGTTGTTGGTTCGTGGGTATGTGACGATTTATTGCGGATACGGCACGCCGGTTCGCGGTCAAGCGCCATATGTTCGTACAGTTGCGACTGCGAACAACATGAACGTAGGTACATTCGATGCGACCTCGGACGGCTCGAACAACGTTCAACTGAGCACGACTCAGGCAACGTGGGCAACAGATGGCAAAGACGCAAACAACAACGCGGAACTCCGCGTGTATCGATAAGGAGTGACGCGATGAGATCAGCACTAGCAATGAACCTGATGGAGCAACAGCGCAAGGAGCTAGCGGTTCTACACGCGATCGCTGGCGGCAAAGACCCGATGAAGGCGTTCATGACCCATGACAACGGCATGCGCGGTCGGGCGTACACGAAGGATAGTTCCCTCGCGTACATGGTGAACCAACTCGAAAACCTCGATCGCCGCTTGTATGAGCCGCTGTTGAGCGTGACCTGGGGTCGTGACATCAAGTTGCGCCCTGGCATCACATCGAGCGACGAAGCGACGAGCTTCATTCGTTCGGCGTTCTCGGCTCCTGGTTCGCTCCAGAACCCGAACAGCACGGCGCTCACGGGTGGTAACATCTCGTGGATCTCGGCTGAGACGAACGACATCCCAGGCGTGGACATCAACGGTCAAAAGATCGTTCTGCCCTTGCGTGGTGTGGCTCGCGAAGTGTCGTACACTTCGATCGAGTTGAACCGTTCGCAACAGACCGGTCAGCCAATTGATGCGCAGAAGATCAACGCGCTCAATTTGATCTATCAAATGAACGTGGACCAAATGGTCTACATCGGTGACCCCTACCTTGGCGTCACTGGTTTGGTTAACAACCCGAACATCGTGACCTCGCTTGTGACAGCGGGCGCGAGCGGCGGCACCACGTGGGTGACCAAAACGGCCGATGAAATCGTCGCAGATGTGAACAACTTGGTTGAGCAAACGTGGTCGGCTTCGGCCTTCGCGGTTTGCCCGTCTGAGCTCCGCATTCCGCCGGCGCAATTCGGCTACATCTCGAGCCAAAAGGTTTCGAGCGCTGGTAACGTGTCAATCCTCACGTACATCGAACAGAACTCTCTGTCGTTGCGCGTGAACGGCAAAGCGCTGAACGTTCAGCCTTTGAAATGGTTGACTGGCCAGGGCACGAGCGGTGCAGACCGCATGTTCTGCTATACGAACGACGAAGGCCGCGTGCGCTATCCGATGGTTCCGATCCGTCGTGAGACGTCGTACTATCGTGGCATTCGCTTCTTCGCGCCGTACCTCTGGTTCCTCGGCGAGATGGAATTCGTATACCCCGAAACGATCCAATACGCGGATGGTATCTAATGGCCAACACGAAATATCAATTCAACCAAACCGTGCGGATTGTTCCGCGCGGGGGTAAGCCGAAGATCTTTGCGGCCGGCTCGGTGCAGACCATCGAGGACCACGAGATTTTGAAGCACCCGCATTTCAAGAAGTTTCTTGCGGCTAAGATGGTAGTCCCATTTGTGCCAAAAGAAGTGAAGAAGCTTCAACCCGTCATGCCCGATAAGAAGGCGAAGAAGCCAGGCGAACTCGCTGGCCTCGGCGGTCAATTGAAGAAGAATGCGGATGCCAAAGCAAAAGCGGCAGCAACCAGCGTTTCGCCCGAAACTGAAGTAGGCTCTGATGGCGAAGAAGCGTCTGATGAAGCTAGCGACGAACAAGACAAGCCCGCGAAGAAGGGCAAGGGGTCTAAATAAGGTGGTGACGTTTGGAAGAGTTCGAGATCAAGAGCTTCCGCGCCGCCTTCCCGGAGTTCGATAACACTACGAAATATCCTGATGCCATGGTCACGTTCTGGTCGAACGTGGCTATCGACATGGTGCCTTGCAATCTTTGGAAGAAGCAATGGCTCACAGGTGTATATCTATACACGGCTCACGAGTGTGTCTTAGCCGCGCAAAATGCAGCGACAGCGAAAATTGGTGGAACGCCCGGGCAGAATGCGGGCATCGTCACAGCGAAGACTGTTGGCCCTGTATCGTCGTCTTACGATGCGGCCGGCACCGGCGAGCGCTCTGGTGGTCAGTGGAACCTAACGACGTACGGTAAGCAGTTCTTGCGCCTGGCTCGAATATTCGGCGCTGGGGCAATCCAACTATGAGCAAGACCTACATCAAGATCACCAAAGACTTCACGAAGCAGTTCAACGACATCATTGGCAAGTTCAAGCACGAAGCCGTGCTCGTCGGCATCCCAGAGTCAAAGGGCACGCGCGAAGACGGGCCGATTTCAAACGCAGCCCTTCTTGCGATCAACAATTTCGGATCACCTGAGCTCAACATCCCAGCGTGGCCCATCATGAGCATAGGTATCCGCGCAGCTCAGAAGGACATCGCAGATCAGTTCAAATTGGCGGCCCAGAATGCATTGAAGCGAGGGATCTCAGCGATCGATCAGTACTACGATCGCGTCGGGATCATTGGCTCGAATGCAATCAAGCAAGTTATCGGCGATCAGACAGATGCGCCAGTTCTGGCGGACTCTACTCTCAGAGCGCGCATGTATGCCGGTTTCAAAGGCGACAAACGTTTGCTCGTAACTTCACAGCTCCGCAATGCAATCACATTTGTTCGCATAGGTGCTGCTTGAGTCGTATCGACGTGAGCGAGCTACTCTTTGACCCCGAATACGTTGACGAGATCGTTCAGATCAAGCGCGCGCCATCGGTGAATCTTCGCGGCGAGAACATTCTTGGCAAGGTGAACGTCAAAACTGTGGGGTGCGTGGTACCGGCCAGCGGCAAAACCATATTCAAGTTGCCCGAAGACTTCAGGGTCGCTGACCTTTACGAGTTCATCATCCAAGGCACTATCACAGCGACAGCGCCCGGCAAGTATAGCGATCAGCTCGTTTTCAAGGGCGAGGTTTTCAATGTTCAACTCGTTTTCGACTATTCTAATTGGGGCGCGGGATTCTGTGCTGGAACATGCATCAGGCAGGTGCCCGCGTGACCGTATTAAAGCCGAACGACACATCTACGGGTGGTGTTCTGCAGCCGGTGCCACAGCCACCAGAGATGCAGACAAACCCACCAAACCTCACGTTTGTTCAGCTTCTTCAACAGATGCTTCAGCAATTCTCTGGACTGCCGGGACCAATGGTGCGACCTGACTGGCAACCGAATCAACCGAAGCGGCCCACGAGCCAAAGCAAAGACCCGTGGCTTGTGAATTGGATCGCCTTCGGGATCGAGAGCGTAGAGCCAGATTTCAGCGCGTACGTTGGCTTCGACACTCAAGGCAACGGCCTCATGCAGCGCAACGAACAGGTCGGGCTTGTAGTTAATTTCTATGGACCGGCCGCTTACGACAACTATGGTCTAGTTCGCGACAGCTTCCAGCTCGCTCAAAATAGAGCAACGCTTTTGAAGGCAAACGTCGTATGGGCATATGACGGTACGGCTCAGCACGTGCCCGAGCTCATCGATGAGGTGTGGTACGACCGGTGGCGAGTCGTGTTCACACTTAGACGTCAGATCCTGAGAAGCTATCCGATTTTGACATTCGTCTCTGCGGGTGGAACGATCTATATAAATAACCAGGGCCAAGTAACCGAAGCCCCTATTGCGGTCGAGGAGTGAACGTGATCAAGCTTGTGAATATATTGGACGCAGCCTTAGTGGTGATTCTTAGCGTATTCGTCTGCTGGGCCGGAGCTCAGAACAACGGACCAGTGCCAGGGCCGACTCTGCCGCCTCCCGTATCAAACGTCCTCTTCACCGGCTATCAGGGGATTCTTCAGGCGCCTGCAACTCTTACGATCCCTGCGAGTGGAACCACAAGCAACGCGTTATATCTTAAGGGATTCGAGCTCAGCGGGATTCTTCTACCAGCCACATTCACCGGCACCGCCGTATCATTCTTGGCCAGCTACGATGGAACGAACTTCTATCCGCTCAAGACGACGACGGCGGGAACGACGCTCTCGTACACGGTGACGCAAAACACGTTTGCCGCAATTGCTCCGGCGGACTTCGCCGGGGTCCTGTATCTCAAGATTGTATCCAATGCTACCGAAGCAGCAGCAAGAACATTGAAACTCTCAATCAGGGGGATCTAGTATGTTGGATGTAGGCCAACTAATTCAGGTAACAGTCAACGTCGGTGCGACGCCAGTTCTCGGCCGAACGTTCAACGTACACATGATCGCCGGCGACTCAAACGTCATCAGCGGCCAAGATCGATTCCGCACATATGAGAGCCTCGACGAAGTGGCAACTGACTTCGGTTTGTTGGCTCCTGAGTACAATGCCGCGGCCATTTATTTCGGCCAAAAGAACCCGCCATCATCTTTGATGATCGGTCGCTGGGTTGCTTCGGCAACTTCTGGTTTCAACCTGGGCGGTATCTTAACTCCCGCGCAACAGCTCTTGTCGAACTTCACCTCGATCACGAACGGTGGTTTTCAGATCGCCTTAAATGGTGGTGCGGCAGTTTCTGTAACTGGCTTGAACTTCTCGTCTGTCACGAACTTAAATGGCGTGGCTTCGATCATTTCAGCAGCAATGGCGACGGCTTCAATCCCGGCTACATGCACATGGAATGGGCAATCATTCCAGATCACGGCGAACTCAACGGGCGCCGGCGCGTACGCAGATGGGTCGATAACTCTAACCGCAAACCCAGCACAAAATGATACGCTCACGGTGGGTGGAACTGAGATCATCTTTGTTGGCTCAAGCCCGGTCGGCAATCAGTGCGTGATCGGCGCCAATACGGCCGCAACGCTCTCTAACCTGCTCACGCTCTTGCAACAGTCTCAAGACTCAAACCTCGATCAGTGCACGTACGCACAGGGCACCGGCAACGTTGTCGAAGTGACGTTCAAAACTCCGGGCACTGGCGGTAACGCGTTCACGCTTGCGAAGTCGTCGACTGCGATCACTTTGTCGGGCTCAACGCTCGCTGGTGGTTCGGCTCCTTCGACTGTAAGCGCCGCCACTCCCCCGGGATCTGGCACTGATGTGTCGGCTCTTCTTGAGCTCACTAGCGCAACCCTTCAGGAGTTGGTGAGCGGCTACAACGCCGAGCAACCGGCCGATGCGGCGCTGGCTTTGATGGAAGCTTCGACGGTGTGGTACGGTTTGATGTTCGCTACCACAAATGTGGTATCGGTCGCTCAAAACCTTGCTGTGGCTGAACTTGTTCAGGGCTCGGTACCGACGAGAATCTTCGGGGTCACAAACGGCAACGGCAACACTTTGAGCGCGGCCGTCGCAAATGATATTTCGTCTCTTCTTCAGGCAGGCAACTACGGCCGATCGTTCTCTCAATATAGCGCGACGTCGCCGGCGAACATTCAGCCGTACGCGATCGCGGACATCCTTGGCATCATGTCGGTCAACTTCAACCAAGAAGACTCGACAATCAACGTTATGTGGCAGCAGCCGCAAGTCGTTGAGGCCGAGAACATCAGCCCGAGCCAAGCAAACACCCTTAAATCGAAGAACTGCAACGTCTATGCGGAGTACGACAACAACTCTGCGATCTTGCAGTGGGGCGTGATGGCCGACGGTACGCCGATCGATCAGCGCTGGGGTTCTGATTGGTTTCAAAACGCATGTCAGACTGCGGTTTACAATCTTCTCTACACCGCGGGCACGAAGGTTCCGCAAACTACGGCCGGTCAAAACCAAGAGGTTTCGGCTTTGGCGGCAGTTTGTGGCGATACTCCCGGCGGCGCGGTCTACAACGGCTTCGCAGCTCCTGGGGTTTGGAACTCAGAAACCGTGTTCGGTTCGCTCACGTTCGGCCAATATTTGCCACAGGGATACTACATCTATGCGGAGCCGATCGATTCGCAACCTGAAGCTGACCGTATCGCGCGAGAGGCGCCTCCGGTCTACATCGCGCTGAAGCTTGCCGGCGCATTCGACGACGCAAACGTTATCGTGACGGTCAATCAGTAGGGGGATGAATGAGAGCATATAGTTTTCTAGACACACAGGCTTCGATCTCGGGCCCGGGCGCAGTGAACCTTCAGCTCGGAGCCGGCTCTGGTAACTCTGAAGAGGGTGTGACCGTTGCCCCGGCTGAAGACAAGAACGTGATGACGACGGGTGCGGATGGTCAGGCCATGCACACGCTCGTTGCCGCTACCACTGGTCTTCTGACGTTTCGATTCTTAAAGACTTCGCCGATCAACGCAAAACTTCAGGCGATGTACGACCTTCAGTCTTCATCGAGCAGATTCTGGGGTCAGAACGTGATCGTGGTTACGAACACGGGACTTGGCGACTACCACTCTGGTCAAGCATGCGCGTTCAAGAAGAAACCTGAAATAGTCTACGACAAAGCGGGCGCGATGATCGAATGGCAGTTCGACGTTCAATCGCTCGTGTCGGTATTAGGAGCAAGTTAAAATGCAGGGCTCGTTTACGATCAAGGAGCATGAATTTAAGGTCGGCAAAGTGGGCGCTCTCGAGCAGTTCCACATTGCCCGCCGCTTTGGCCCAGTGATCGGCGAGATCATGCCAGCGCTCGGTAGCATCGCCCAGCGCAAAGACGAGCTCGACAAACTCTCTCAAGAAGAACAGTTCAACGAGATGATGAAGGCCGTGACTCCGGCCATCAACGCCTTGTCGAAATTGTCAGATGCGGACTCAGAGTACGTTTTGTTCGGTCTTCTCAGCGCGGTTGAATACCACCAGAAGGAGCACAAGGTCTGGATCAAGATGGCCTCTAAGAAGGGCTTCAACGTTGAACTCGACTTCCCGTTGATGATGCAGGTGGCGGGTCGCTCATTCATGGCGAACCTGACAGGTTTTTTAGCTTCCCGCCCCCACAATGCGTAGGGGGCGAAGAAGAGGGCAACACGAAATGGGCCTCGATGCCGAACGGCGAAGACTGGATCATGCGACCGGTCCTCGAAGGGTGCATAAAGTATGAGTCGCTAATTGATGGCTCTCTCGATCTCGGCGACATAGCTCGGATCAACGCGGCCCTCGAGGTGAAGTGGAAGAACGAGGCGACTCGAGCCAAGTTAAGGGAGGCCGAAGATGGCAGCGGGCGGTGATGCAGACGTTATCAAGTCATTTCTGGTCGGCCTCGGGTTCGACGTCGACGAAGCTTCTCTCTCAATTTTCAATAAATCTATCAAGGATGCGGCCCTAAGGGTCACGGCGCTCTACACGTCGATCACGGCATTTGCCGGCTCGATCGTCTACGCGTTCTCGAAGATCTCGGATTCGTTCGAGGAGATGGGGTATCAGTACCACATCATTGCCCCGATGATAAATAAGGCCATCGTCTTACGAAACGAAATGCTCAAGGCCTACGGTTCGGCCGGCCTCAACATTCGTAAAGCGATCCTGGCCTCGGTTCAATTCAATATGTCGATCGCGAAGACCAAAATCGCGATGGAAGCGATCTACAAGTCTGTCGCGGTCAAGTTCTTCCCCTTGCTCCAAAAGCAAACCGACACATTTCGTAAGCAGCTCTACGCTCACATGCCGGCGATCATCAACGGCCTCACCAAGTTTGTGACCGTGATTTTCAAGGCATTCGATATTGTCGTGCAGCTCGGCCAGCGAATTTGGTCGATTCTCTCTCGTATTTATGATTTCTTCGTCGAGCTCAACGACAAAACCAATGGGTGGTCGACGATCATCTTAGGGGTCGTGGCCGCGTGGAAGCTTTTGAATTTGTCATTTCTCGCAACCCCACTCGGCATGCTGATTGCTGGCATCACGGCCCTCATAGTTTTGTGGGACGACTTCCAGGTTTGGAAGGAGGGCGGCAAGTCGATCTTCGATTGGTCGTCATTCGTGCCGGTTATAAACGCAGTGGGGGCTGCGATCACGTCTGTAAAGGGCGTCCTCGATGCGCTCTTCACAGCATTGTTCAACGTGGTTGCGGCCGTAAACGCGCTCTTCAATCTCGACTTCACCAAGTTCTTCTACTATGGCGGCGAAGCGATCCAGGCCATGGTTCAGTGGGTGCACGCTCTCGTCGACGAATTTAAGTCGCTCCTCGGTATTGGTTCTGCCGTATCGTCGTGGGCGCAAGGGATCGGCAACTGGGATGTGACAAAGAAGCTCGTGAACTGGATCGGCGGCGGAGCTCAGCCAGCCGCCCCCCTGGGCACGAATAACACGACCAACAACTCAAACCGCATCATCGCAAACCAACAGACGAACATCACCGTGCAGGGCGCGCCGAATTCACAGGCTACAGGTCAAGCCGTCGCCGGCCAACAGGGCAGCGTGAACCGCGACATGGTGAGAAATTTGAAGGGCGCGACTAGATGAGTTTTCTGAGTCAACCACTTCAGACGGTTTTCATTCAGCCGAAGAGAACTGTGGGCGGCATCGCCATGCAGGTGGTTGTCAATGAGCGAACCGTTGACCAACTGACCGTGACAAGTCAGCCCGTGCAGCAGGGCGCGTCCATCACCGACCACGCTTACATGGAGCCCACCGAGTTTTCGCACACGATCTTGTTCGCGGCTCCAGGCTTCACAGGTGGACAGACGCTCGGTCAAATATATCAGGCCCTATTAAATCTTCAGTCGTCGGCTCAGCCATTCACGATCGTGACGCCAAAGCGCGTGTACACGAGCATGTTGATGACGGCGTTATCTCAGACCACCGATAAGCACACCGAGAATTGTCTCTCGATAACCGCGTCCTACAAGCAAGTGATTCTCGTCCCCGTGTTCGCAACTGTGGTCCCGAGGACGAATCAGAAGAACCCGGGCTCAACAGGTGCTACTCAAAACGCCGGGCAGAAGTCGATCGCATTTCAATTCGTTGAGGGAGCCAAAGGCTTATTCACGAAGGGCGGCCAGTGAACTACTACGTCTATTTAGTCCCACTTACGAATATCCCGCAAACCTTCACGGTGGACCTCGCGGGGACCACCTATACATTGACCGTCTGGTGGAACGACATGGCGCAGAGCTGGTATTTGAGCATTGCGGACCAGGCGCAAAACCCGCTCGCGTGTGGCATTCCGTTTGTGACCGGGACAGATCTTCTCGCGCAGCTTGAGTACCTCGGCATTCAGGGCAGCCTCTACGTCTACACCAATGGTCAGCCGTTCGCGGTTCCAACTCTAGATAACCTCGGGACGAACTCAAACTTGTACTTCGAGACAACGGTGCCGAACAATGGCGGTTAGTCCGACGGTCATCCCCAGCAATACCGCGGCCCCTCAGAATACGCTGCAGTACATACGAAACTTCAATTTGACGGTTGCGCAGTCGAACTTCAATGGCATCGACCTCTCGAGGCTTCATTGCAAATTCGCGATCAAGCAGTCGTCGAATCAGACTCCAAATGGCGCCGACATCACGGTCTATAACGTCGAACAAAATACCGCGCTCGCCATTCAGCAGCAGAAGTTCTCAAGCGTTCTCGTTCAGGGCGGCTACAATTCAAACTACGGCGTGGTCTTCAGGGGCACAATCAAGCAGGTCATTCTCGGCCGCGAGTCTGCAACCGATACGTTTTTGAAACTCAACTGCGGAGACGGAGACCTCGCTTACAACTTCGCAATAGTAAACACTACTATCAAAGCCGGATCTTCTCAGGGTGATCAATTCGGTCAGGTGGCAGCACCGATGAAGGCTCTGGGCCTCACGCAAGCGCCTGCTAGCACACAGCCACAATTCAACTCGATGATCCTTCCGCGCGGCAAAGTTCTCTGGGGCAACTCGAAGGACTACATGCGAACGATCGCAAAACAAAACGGCCTCACGTGGTCGATCCAAAACGAGCAGATCGGCTTCATTCACCAGCAGGGCTATGCGCCTGGCGAAACCATCGTGCTCAATTCAAAGACCGGCATGATCGGAACACCCCAGCAAACAAATATTGGTGTCAACGTTGTTTGTTTGATGAACCCGAACATCCAGCCCGGGCGCACTATCCGAATCGACAACGCGTCGGTCGCTGCTCTTCAAATTGATCTCGGCAATCCAAAAGACCCGGTGAACTTGGCGCCTCCTCTAAATGCTGACGGCGTCTACTATGTTCTCGTGGTTGAAACGACAGGAGATACCCGCGGCCCAGACTGGTACTCAAAACTTATTTGCTGTTCGGTCAAACCCGCCGCAATACCGATCAACAGCGTACCAGTGAGTTACGGGCCATGAGCAGTCAAGATCCTCGCGAATATCTAAATGACGAAGAAGAAGCGATCCGTCTCGCTCAAGACGCCCACCAGGCGCGCATCTGGACGGCAATGCCCGGGATCATTCAAAGCGTGAACCTTGCGGCCATGACTTGCGAAGTTCAGCTCGCCATCCAAGGCGTGGGTTACGACGATCAGGGCAATGAAAACTGGCAAAATATATCGATCTTGCCGGATGTGCCGATCTGCTTCCCTTCCGGCGGCGGGTTCACGATCAGCTTCCCCTTGAAACAAGGCGACGAGGTGCTCGTTATTTTCGCAGCCCGCTGTATCGATTCGTGGTGGCAAAACGGCGGGTACGTGAACAAGCCAATTGAGCTCCGTATGCACGATCTGTCGGATGCCTTCGCTATACCAGGGCCCAGGTCGCAACCCCGTAAAGTCGGTGGTTTGAGCGCCACGGACCTTCAAATAACCAACGATGCGGGAGTTCCGCTGTTGACAATGGACAGTTCGGGCAACGCAGTGTTCACTGGTAGTATCACAGCCCAGCAAGTGTTTTCAGATGGCGAAGTCACCGCACAGGCGGGTAGTTCGGCAACAAAGGTTGAGCTGTCACAACACGTTCACACTGGCGGGACGCTCACGGGCGGCCTGACAGGTACACCGGAGCCGGGGACATGAGGGTAAGGGCACTCACAGCAGACTATGACTACGCGTTCGGGCAATCGGCCCAGAACTTCTTGGTGGATTCACCAGAGGCCGTGGGTCAGATCGTTGAGACCAGCATGAACCTCTACTACGGCGAATATTATTGGGACACCACTCAGGGGATGCCGTGGTTTGACGGTGTGATCGGCAAGTTCTCTCAAAACGAGGCCGACTTGACCATACAGGCGTTCATTGCTTCGATACCTAATGTGACCAGCGTTACGAGCTTTGAGAGCACGGTTGAGGGGCGAAATTATTCTGCGACGGCGACCATCATAACGCCTTACGGTTCCACAACAGTTTCGTTCTCGCGAACCATACCGACACCGCAGGGGGACTCTTGAATAACTTATTGTCGAGCCTGATCTACATCGACGCAACCGGTTACCACTATCCAGACTACCCAACACTTCTCGCCTTTGCTCAGTCTCAATATACGAGCATTTATGGGGCCGACACCTATTTAGGCGCTGATTCCATGGATGGACAATGGCTAGCGGTACAGGCCCAGAATTGGTACGATACCGCGAGTCTCGGCGCACAGACCTACAATTCGTTTTCGCCGACCACAGCAATGGGCGTTGGCCTCTCGCAGGTCGTTCAGATCAACGGCATTCAGCGCGAAGTTCCGTCAAACTCTTCGGCCGTCGTAACGATCATCGGTCAGGCCGGCACCGTTATCACGAATGGCGTAGTCCAAGACATCAACCAAAATTTATGGAACCTCCCGAGCTCGGTCACGATTCCGACCGGTGGCTCGATCGCTGTGACCGCAACGGCTCAAGAACAAGGGGACATCACAGCTCAGCCGGATACAATAACCACAATCTACACGCCAACTCTCGGATGGCAGAGCGTCTCAAATGCGGCCGAAGCAGTGCCCGGTTCGCCTGTCGAGACCGATGCTCAGCTTCGCGCACGTCAACAAGTGTCTACAGCCAATCCGTCAGTCACCGTGCTCTCTGGAACTCAAGGCGCGGTCTCAAACGTCGTTGGCGTTTCGGCGTGCCGCGTGTACGAGAACTATACGAATGCAACCGATGGCAATGGTCTTCCGCCTCACTCAATCTGCGTCGTGTGCCAAGGCGGTGATCTCACCGAAATTGCCACAGAAATCATGCTCCACAAAACTCCGGGCACGCAACCGTACGCACCTTCGGGAGCTGGCTATCAAACTGAAACCGTTCTTGATCCGGGTGGCTTGCCGATCACAATCGCATTTTATAACCCACCGGATATGTCTGCGAGCGAAGTTGAGGTTGCGATAACTATTCAGCCTCTTGCCGGATGGACCACTGACAGTGAGCCGCTCATTCAAGCCGCGGTAGCTGCGTACATCAATGGCCTCGGAATCGGTAACGCTCTCTACGCCGGCGCTTTGTTCGCTCCGGCTCTTCTGACCGGCACCTCTGCATTCGGCACATTTCAGATCACCCAGATGAAGATCGCATTCGGAAGCGCAACTAAATCATTTCAAACCTTAACACCAGCGTTCAATGCAATTTGCAACTGCAACGCCTCAACTGATGTGAGCATAACGGTCGCATGACGATAGAAGACTATTTAAACCTCATCACCTGGCAGTATCAGAATTCTGTCAATTATATCCAGATGGTCGCGCTCAGCGTGATGGCCGGTTGTCAGGTCCAGTTTCTCATGCAGCAGATGCAGAGCGTTTTGTTCAACCTTCAGACTCCACCGGTGGGCGATCAGCTCGACATCATCGGGGAGTGGGTAGGTATTTCTCGGCAGATCGCAACTCCTCTTCAGGGCATCTTCTTCTCTTGGGATGACACCTTCGCAGATGGGTGGGATTCAGGATCGTGGCAGCCGCCTGGCAATCCAACTCAAATTGTTGAGCTCCCGGATTCCGCGTACTTCAATCTAATTTTGGCCAAGATTGCCGCCAACATGTGGGACGGCAGCACGCAGCAATTCTATCAGATTCTCGACCAGGCCTTCCCGGGGTACCAGATTCTGCTCGTTGACTATCAAGACATGTCCTACAGTCTGGGCATCATCGGCTATCCAGTTGACGCGCTTACCCTCTCAATATTCACTGGAGGTTACATACCAGTAAGACCGGAGGGGGTTCAGGTTGTCAGCTATTTTACAAACACAGAATCGGAGCCCGTATTCGGGTGGGATTCGACCAGTGGGGTTTTCGCCGGCTGGGACACTGGGTATTGGGTAACAACATATGCAGCAAGCTAAGGAGTTAAGATGACCGTTGAACAAGATTTTCTACCATTTGCCATAGGCGGCAGTGCGAACGTCGAAACGCAATCGGAATATGCGGCCGATCCTCTTCTCTCAACGGGTAACGTTGCGGGCGTGGCGAAGTCATCGTTCGTCAATAAATCGATTCGGCAGGCGAACGCAATGGTGAGTCAGCTCGGTGCGTTCTTGGCGTCGAACAACAACACCGACGTTCTCGACAACGGCAATACCGCCCAGCTCTTGGCTCTTCTCGTAAACGCCTTCGACATGGTCTTGCCCCAGTTCTATACCTTCACAAGCGGCACGGGCACATTTAAGGTTCCGTATCTTGTTCAGACCGCAAGCTGTAACGCTACGGCCGGAGCCGTATATCAAGATGGCGCGAGCAATCAGGTTACGGTCATCGCGACGGTTTCTGGCGCTGTCCAGCTTCAGGTCAACGGTACAAACCCTCCAGCCACTGGCACCGGGGGTTTGCAACTCAGTAAGGTCAGCGGGACGGGCGATGCCACAATCACATACTACGCAGTTAGAACACCGCTCTATATGCGGGTTAAGGCAATTGGCGCTGGCGGTGGTGGCGGCGGTAACAGCAACGGCGGCACAGCCCCTACGGCGGGTACAAACACAACATTTGGTTCATTCTTAACGGCCGGCGGAGCATCTGCCGTAGCCAACGGTGAGGCTGTCGCTGCGGCCGGCGGTGTTCCGACACTTACGACCAGTGCTACGGTTCTTCAAATTCGCGCAGACAACGGCGGCCGAGGCAACCAATTCAGCGCTTCGGCTTATTCTTACAACCGAATATCTGGGGGATCTGGCGCGGCCGGTCCGGTGGGTGGTGCAGGTTGCGGCGGCCCATCGAGCGCAGTTGCAGCTCAACCCGGTCAGCCGAACACAGGTTCGGGCGGTGGTGGTCAAGGTTGCGATAGCGGCTCGATCATCGGTGGCACAGGCGGATCTGCTGGCGCATACATTGAGTGTATCGTTCTCGAACCCACTGGCACCTATGCATATTCAATCGGCGTAGGCGGAACTGGTGGTCAGTCTGGAGCCGGCGGAAGCGGCGGATCGGGATTCATCGAAGTCGAAGTCTGCTGGCAATAGGAGGCCGATCGTGGAAGCTGCAAAAGCAATGGACCTCCCGCCGAGTTTTTATTATGTCGCTGGCGTTTTGGTCGTCTCAAACCTGGGCGTGATGGTCACGATATTCGTCGCGTCAATCAAGGGAAGCTTTTGGCTGGCAAAGACTCTAACTAAATTAGACGCGAAAGCCGACAAGGCCAACGAAGCCGCGGTTCGCGCACACAAGCGCATCGATAAGCTAGGGGTTGACGCATGAAGAAACTGCTAACACTGTTCATCGCACTGACTACGGCTGCGGCAATGGCCGATACTCCTCCGCCCGGCATCGTGAAGATCAAAGGTGCGACCGACAGCACGCAGATCGGCAACGTGAGTGACTCGCTCAAAGTTGATGTTACGAATACGATCCCCGTTGTCATTCCGACGCCCGTACCCGTGGTGGCAGCAACACCTTTGCCGGTTGCTCAATCTGGTACGTGGACCGTGCAACAAGGCACACCACCGTGGTCGGTATCAAGAACGTGGACCAATTCTCACTCGACGGATTCAATCGCATCTTGGTTATTCGATAGCACCGGCTCGGGGATCACTTCGCTCGCGGGATCTTTGAATGTCAACGTTACGGACTTCCCGTCAGTTCAAGCCGTTTCGCAATCAGGTACATGGACGACTGGTCGCACATGGACCACATCGCATTCGACTGACTCGATCGTATCTTGGCTCGCGGATGGGGCCGGCAATACGCTAAGTTCTACGGGTGGTTCTCTCAATTCCAATATCACAAACTTCCCAGCGACCACGACGGTTGTTCAGCCAACTGGCACGAACCTGCACGTCACGGTCGACAATACGATCCCTGTAACCGTTCCGACCCCTTTGCCGGTCACTGGAACAGTCACGGCCAATATCGGTACGACAGGCGGGATCGCGCTTGACACGTCAATTCAAAGTTTTCTTGGTTCATCAACTGGCGGCATTCCCGCCACAAAGTCCACTCTATTCGGCGGCATCTATAACAGTTCACTCCCTACTCTCTCAAGTGGTCAGCAGTCCGCTGTCCAGCTTGATTCTAGTGGGCGTCTTATTATACGCCCTCTTACTTCTGCTGACGTCGTAACCTCGAACCAGGGTGGGACGTGGACTACGGGTCGCACGTGGACGACGGCATACACAACAGATTCAATGAAGGACTACCTGTTCGATGGAACGGGTAACGCCATTGGATCTACAGCCGGATCATTGAACGTCAATCTCACGAACTCGCCGACTGTGACGGTCACTGGCGTTTCGACCGCCGCGAACCAAACGAACGGTCTACAAAAGTCTCAAGTGGTCGATGGGGCTAACGCGACGGTGGGCCCAGTTCAAACTGTTGGCGGTACGAACTATATGCCCGTCACCCTCGCTTCGAGCGGCACAGCGGGAGCGGCAGTGCCTTCAAAATCAGTTCAAATGGCTGGATCTGATGGCACCAATCTTCGGACCGTTTCAACAGATACAAGTGGCAACGTAAACGTCAACGTAGTCAGCTCATCAAATGCACAGGGCGCGGTGACGACGGCGGCTCCAACTTATACAACTGGCACGAACAATGCGCTCTCTCTGAAGACGACCGGCGATCTTAGAACTGATAGCTCGATTGCTGATGGGTATTTGTCGACGATAGCCACTAACACTGGGGCGCAAGCTCAAGACTTCACGCAGACCGGAACCATTTCAGGGTTGAACGGCACTGTCTCAATAACGGGTCAAGGCGTCTATACGGTAACCGCAAGCGTCAGCGGAACATGGGTCGGAACTTTAGTGATGGAGGGCCAGACCGCCGATAGCAACTGGATCACTCTTCCGTTTTATCAGGTCTCGACCACCACGCCATATCCAACGATAACTTCTGCAACCGCAAACGGCGTTTACGCATTCACCGGCGGTGGTTATCTCAATGTGCGGGTGCGGGCAAGCGCCTATACTTCGGGAACAATTAACGTCGCCTTAGATGGATCGCTGTCTCAGCAGACAGTCTTTGCGGCACAGCTCGGCCAATATCAGAACAACGTTGCGGGTGCAAATTTCATGACCGTGACTGGCACTGGTACAGCGGTCAACACCTTCGCTATTCCGGCCACTGACGTCGGATTATACAGGGACATCTCGCTTCAAATTGTCATCACGGGTACCAACACAACGACATTTCAGGCGTCTAACGATAACTCAAATTGGTTCAGCACGACATGCGTGACGGTGGCATCTGGCGTAACTGTTCCGGCCCAGACAACGGCCGCCAACGGGTTGTTCCATTGCCCAGTTGCTTACAGATATTTCAGAGCTCAGATCACCGCATTCACGTCGGGATCTAGCACTGGTACTGCAATCATTTCTACTCAGGCACCAGCAAACGATCTCGGCGAGAGAACCGTATCGGCCGTTCAGTCCGGCTCGTATGCGACAACTCTCACAAGTGGAACTCTTTCGTCTCAAGTTGTGACGACAGATATCGCATCGGCTGCAAGAACTACAACCTTTACTTCGGCATCAATAACACCATCTACCGGTTCAATGTCTGAAGCTTATCAGCTAGACGTGACTGCGGTTTCTGGAACAAACCCAACGATGGATTGCACCGTCTACGAGTCCGGTGATAGCGGTACAAACTTCTCAGCAGTATACGGTTTTGAGCGCGTGACCACTACGGGTCAGTTTCAAATACCGATGCACAGAATTAACGGCAACAGGCTGCAATACTCATGTGTGATCGCGGGAACAACTCCATCCTTCACGTTCACTCTGTTCAGAGTTGATGGCCAAATTAGCAGTCAGCAGCACCATAGATATTTCGATCGCAACATGGTCGCGAACACTCTCGGTAGCACCACCAGTACATACAACATCGACGGGTGTGATGAGCTAACCTACGGGGTTTCAAATGCCTCGTCTTCATCTGCCGCAACGTTCGACGTTCAGTTATCAGAAGACGGCACGAACTTTGAGAACCAAGCGACAACGGTGAGCCCTGCTTCGGGAGCCACCCAATCGATCCAAGCTTTGAACGTGGCTTCTAAATTTGCTCGGCTAATCGTAACCAATGCCGGAACTAGCGAGACTCTAAACTATTCTTGGTTGAGATGTGTGGGACCATAGCATGAAATTTCTTGCTTACATTGTAGCGTTGCTGGTTAGCCCGGGCTTGGCCCTCGCGCTGCCCGGAGATCCCGTCATCACGTCCATGGGCATGGCGCGGACATTCTTCCCGCTGAACCTCATGAACCAGTGCTATTTATTGACGGGAACAGTGAATCCGACGACGACGCCGGTGAACGCGCCAATGTGTTCGATGTACCTGTCGACTAATGGCAATGCGTACGTGAAGCAGGACTCAGGATCTTCTACGAATTGGAATATGCTCTCGGCCGCCTCTGGTTCGTTTTTGCCATTAGCTGGCGGGACGATGACCGGAAATATCTACATGGGCAACAATGCGATCGGCAACATCAGCACTCTCGCGTTGGGTGAAACAAGCCCGCAGGCTGGCGCAATCATAGACATCGTGAACAACACCGGCAGCACCCAGCGAATCATTCAGACGGGATATGGTGGCAATGTTGGTACGAGAAATCGCTACGCGAACGGCACAATCTCAAGCCCGACTGCCGCGACCACTGGCAACACGCTGGGGTTCGTTTCTGCGCAGGGCTATGGCACATCATCGTGGCCATCGACATCGACAGGCATAATTAATTTTCTGGCGCAAGGGACGTTTACTAACTCATCGATGCCGACCGCAATCGGCTTCTCTGTAACGCCATCAGGTTCCACAACTGCGGCTCAGGCAATGGAGATCGCGCCAACTGGCGACGTCCTCATCGGAACTACTACTGACAGCGGAACGCAACTTCTGCAGGTCAACGGCAATTCTAACGTCGGCACTGTAACTCAGGGCGTTTGGAATGGCACCGGGATCACCGTGGCATATGGCGGAACGGGACAGACGTCCCTAACGAGCGGAGCAGTTTTGGTCGGCAACGGAACCAGTGCGGTTTCGCAGGTCTCACCCGGATCAAGTGGCAACGTTCTTACGTCTAACGGCTCAACATGGGTTTCGCAGGCGCCATCTGGCGGCGGCGCATACGTCGTGTCGGGTTCAACAGGTTCACCAAATTTGATAACCACTTCAGGCGTAACTGCTGGGAGTGCACAGAGACAAATGATTTTCGTGGCTACATCTGGTGGTGCCGTAACAGTCACCGCAAACCCACAAATTTCGGCCGGCACCGTTGTCGGTCAAGAATTAGTAGTCGTCGGCACGAGCGCATCAAACTACCCGGTCTTCAACGATGGTTCAGGTCTGTCGTTGAACGGCGTGGCTAATTTGACGAACAACGCCGTGTTGAATTTGTTTTGGGATGGTTCCGTTTGGCACGAACAATCGCGCAGATAGCGCAGGGGGATTAAATGAAGAAATTACTGATAGTCGCCGCTCTATTTTGCGCGACGAGTGCGTTCGCGGGCACAAACCGCGTACTTGATGGGGTTACCATCACGAATAACGGCGTGGTATTAACTCTGCCAACGAGCGCAGATACGATCACCGGTAACGCGAGCACGCAGACTCTGACCAATAAATCGATCAGCGGTTCGACAAACACGCTGACGAACATACCAGCATCCTCGGCATTGACCGGCCAAGTTGGCGTTGCAAACGGCGGAACAGGCGTCGCAACGATAACTTCAAACGGCATCGTATACGGTAACGGCACCGGTGCAGTTGGCATCACAGCCGCTGGTTCTCAATATCAATGCTTGCAAGCTGGCTCTGGCGGCACACCGGCATTCGGCGCTGTTGCCCTAAACCAATCGGCTGCGGTCAGCGGATCGCTAGCAGTAGCGAACGGCGGTACTGGCGGCACGACGCAGGCCACTGCTCGATCTGGCATAGGTGCTGCGGCATCTGGTGCGAACTCAGATATCACTTCATTGACTGGCTTGACTACGGCGCTATCTGTAGGCCAGGGCGGTACTGGTGCCACAACGTTGACCTCTGGTTCAGTGTTGGTCGGCAACGGTACATCTGCGGTTTCTCTGGTTGCCCCGGGTACCTCGGGCAACGTTCTTACGTCTAACGGCTCAACATGGACATCTTCGGCAGCGCCTTCGAGCAGCCCGACAGTTACCGGATCTGGTGCAAGCCCTACTTTGATTTCTGCGACGGGTATCACGATCACTCCGTCGTACAACAACATTTATTTCACGGCGGCTTCGAGCGGCTCGGCCACTACGATCACCGGTACTCCATCGGTTAGCTCAGGCTCGGCCGTTGGCCAAACTCTGACGATCATCAGCACGAGCGCGACCGCAACGGTGACGTTTCAAGATACAGCTTCGTTGTCGGGCTCAGGTCTTCACTTGAACGGTAACTGGGTCGGTGGACAGTATAGCGCTCTTACACTAGTGTGGGACGGTAGCTACTGGAACGAAATTTCACGTCGATAAGAGGGGTTTGGATGCGTAGTCTAATTCTAGCAACGATTGCGCTTTTCGCGTCAGTTACGTTTGCCGGCACGCTGAGAAATCAGCAGGCCGACACTTTGATTTCTGCAGACACGACGAAAACTTGGTCGCTTCCATCGGCTACCGACACTCTTTGCGGTCTATCCTCTTCGCAAACTCTCACGAACAAAACAATCAACGCCGCCAATAACACGTTAACCGGCGTTCTCTCTAACCCGATGACCACGGGTGGGGACATCATCTATGGAGGCTCGAGCGGAACACCAACGCGACTTGCGAACGGATCGTCTGGCCAGGTGTTAACATCGAGCGGCGGTACGTCAGCACCAACATGGGCCACGCCAGGTGGTTCGTCTTCTTCTACAGATCCTTGGTGGTTGTCAAACGCCGGTGTCTCATTCGGCAACTCTTCGAGCAATTTAACCGTAACGCTAACTCAATCGAACGGATCGTCTGCGCCGACCTCGGGAAGCCCCGTCATATTCTCGGCGCCGATTTCGTTTGGTGGTGGGACTCAGAACTATCAGGTTACGTCTGCACTATCGATGACGATCCCATCGGGAGCGACTCTTGGCGTGCCCGTAAACAACCAGGCTTATTATCTTTGGATCTACTTAATTAACAACAGCGGGACTCCCGACATTTGCGTGTCTGGAGTGAACCCACCAACTAATACCGGCTCGGGCCAATATCCGACGGACCTCGTTGAAAACTACTTCCCTGTGACCGCCGCGATCAGTTCGGGCGCCACCACCGCCTCCACTCTATATTGCGGAACGGCCGGCGCCGGAAGCTATCCGGGGCATTTAATTGCGAGAGCTTATCTTCAGGGTGGCATTTTAAGTACCAGTGGGGCGTGGAACGCAATTCCCAATCTTTACACCTTAGGCGTTGTTCCCACTCGATTTTACGCCACCGGAACATACGTCAACACAACGCCTTTGTACTCGCCAGCGACGACCATGGTTGTGAGCTCGACAGGCGCGATGTCGTTTACCATCCCATCTTCTTCAGTAACAGCAGGCGCGATCTATCAGACGAACGGAAGCTACTGGGTGGCATCTGCGACAATCGCTTCAGCGACAACTCTGGTGATGGCATCGCTCAACGGTAACCAGGGGACCATTCCGGCCACGGGCACACTCACGCTAATAAGTGGAACCGGGCCGGCCAGTATTTCTTATACCGCGAGAACGGCTTCTCAGCCTGCGGCATCCACGGCCGGTGGTGTCGTCAACAACGTAACTTGGATTCGAGACGGCGATCAAATAGACCAATGGTTCAACTATTATTCGACGGCCACTTTGACAAGTGCAGCGGCCGGAACTGGCGACTACATTTTCGGACTGGTGTACCCTCTAAGCTCGACGGCCTACACCACAGGCGCCGGCGGCACATACGTCGGCGGAACCGCGCAGTCGACAGGTGAATTCGCCGGAGTGACGGCGTTGAGCCAATACAAAATTCAAGCATATGGCGTAGCGGAAACGAACGCAGCGCAGGTATTCACCGTCACTTCGGCCGTTCCGTACACTCCGGCATTCTACAATTCATCGTATGGCGCAAACTATGGAAGCGTGCGCGTTCTCGGTCAGTACATGAACACGACGACGACCCTGACGGCATCAGAGGTGCCACTCGGTTCGACCTATATTCCATTGGGTTCTAACATCGCCTACAACTTCCACGTCAAGTACGTTTCGAGCTTAGGGGTTTACGGTCCATAAATGGAATACGCAATTGTTGCTTACGATCCAGTTAATTTGATAACGACGATCCAGGTCACTGGTTGCGCGCTGGAGACCTACATCGACACATCTGGCACCACACTCAATGGGCCGGACTACTACGCGCTGTTGGATATGGTTGCGCAATCAGTTTTAACGAACATGGACCCGGAATCACCAACTTACGATCCTACTCTGATCGGGTAGGGAAGGAGCCAAATGGACTACGAAGTTTTAGATTTCTATCAGGGGACGGATGACAATACCGATCCAAGCATCGCCATTATTCAGGTGATGTATCAGGGTCAGCCCATCTGCTTTGAGACTGGGTGCCAGATCCCAGTAGAAGACGGCGCGCCTGATGGCAGCAATGATAACGCCGCCGATGCCGATCTAGAAGCAGTTGCTCAGGTCGTTCTCGCGAACTGCCCGGCAACGATCCCTAACCCAACATACGATCCCACGCTGACTGCGTGCTGGTCATAAGGAGATACCATGAGTGTGAAATACGATGCCCACGTTGGCGCAACAAAAGTTTTCTCTGACGAGGCTCCAGATGTGAAGTCAGCTCTCGCCGCAGCAAAGAAACTGAACCCGAAGGTTACGCACATCAATGTGCCGAAGGGTACAGCGAAGCCGAAGCCACACACTAAGTAGAGGTAGAAAATGGAAGTCGTGCCGAGTAACGTCCCCCTGTCATTTGAGGTCACATATGATGCGCCGAACTTGTTCGTCGCCATGAACGTTTGGGACGTAACCAGCGGCTCGCCGGTACTCACGGGTTTACCGATACCGATGGCGAACGTCGCAAGCACGAACACCTACACTGGTCAGTTCACACCGGTTGACCAGCACTGCTACTTGGTTGTGAAAACGGTCTATACTTCAAACCAATACAACACTCCGGACCCGGACTATGCTGCCGGGTCTGAAACGATATTTGCGACAACTCTGGGCGGTGGCGGAGGCGGCAACTCTGCGAGCGTCACTTCAGTTCTTGGCTACGTGAACAACCCGCAATACCTTTACTATCCAGATGGCCGGATGCCGGTTTTCACAATCTACCTAGGTGATGTGAAGCCGTTGCCGCTCATGGCTCTCTATCCTAACCTCACGCCTCTTGACTTAACTCAATGCACGGGGATCACCGTATTCTTGCCGAACTCCGACGGTACATGGCTTGAGCTCACTCTGTCGGGCGAGCAGGTTGAGATCACAAACCCAACAGTTCTCGGCCAGATCGTCGCGAGCTTCACCAGCATGCAGAGCGCTTTGTTTGCTGTCGGTGAATTGCAAAGCATCCGGGTGACCTACACATTTGAAGACGGCACCGAAGAGACCGTAAACTTCCCGAATTGCTTCACAGTATTGCAGGTGAATTAGTGGACTATTTGACGCGCACGCAGTCTCTCGAGACTGGGATATTTGGCGGTCTCGTTTGCGGTACGCTTCAGCTCTACACGCTTGAGCACGCCTACGCGTTTCAACCCGATGGCCCGCAGTACCCGGTCATCTATCAGCCGAAGATTCCGCCAGGTGTATACACTTGTAAACGCGGGGTCCACCATTTGCCGTGGAAGGAGGGCGTCGAGCTCGGCGTCATCCTCGAAGACCTTGGCGCTAAGATCGTAACGATCGATGGCAAACTCTATGTCGAATTTGAAACCTTTGAGATCACGAATGTGCCAGGCCACACGAATTGCCTATTTCACTGGGGCAACTACAATAAAGACGTCGATGGTTGCGTGGCGCTTGGCATCGATAGAATGGGCGAGATGATCACTTCTTCGCGTCTCGCATTTGAACAGTTCATGGAAGCAAAAGAAGGCATTGATCAGTTTGAATTGACGATAAAATAACCCTCAACTTCTGTTGGGGATCAACCGAAGGAGTTCTCATGAAGGCTATATTTTCTCTCATACTTATGCTCTTTGGCTTTGCTCTCATCGCGCACGCGCAGAGCACGGCGCAAGCAGTTGTCGAGGCCGCGGCCGGCGCCGCTGTTCAGGCCGCTGCAAATAGCGTGAGCCAGAATGCCCCGAGCGCAATGACGCTTTTGACGTCGACTGGTTTTCTCGGAGCCATGGCTACAGCTTATGGCGCGATCGGTATGATCATCAGTGGTCTGACGCGATTGTTCGGCCTTGGCAAGAATAGTTCAAACGCAACCGTTCAAAAGATTTCTTCGGGCGTTGTTTCGACGCTTCAGCACGTTGCCGGCGCACCCGATCTTACGGCTGCTCCGACTCTACCTAAAGGATCATAATGGGCAAATTCTTGTCGCCGCTCACTGTTCGACAAACCGCACAGATGGACAGCGACAAAACTGCCGAAGGCCGCGGCCTTTGGGAGCTCGTGACCCCCCTCGAATATCAAGCAGACGACGGCACTGTGTACTCGGTGCCGATCGGATTCAAGACCGACTTCGCGTCTGTTCCAAGAATCCCCGGCGTCTTTGACATGTTCGGCGATCGCGCAAACCTCGCGGCGACACTTCACGACTATCTCTATTCAGTAGACCCAACGACCGGCAAGCATCCGATTCCAGATCGAGAGGCGGCCGATAAGCTCCTCAAAGAGGCATCATTAGCTCAAGGCGTGTCGTTTGAGATTGCTGAGATGTTGTACCTCGGTGTGCGGCTCGGGGGGTCGTCGCATTGGGACCCCGAGAAGAAGGCGGCATGAGTGCATTCTTCTTGCTCTGCTCTAACCTGGGCTCTGTTCTAGGTTTGCTTCAGGGTCTTGATTGGCTTCGTAAGCAGGGGCACACTGACAAAGATGTCTCTACGCAACTCACTGAAATCAAAGCTCAGGTCAACACTGCGTTTCAAACTAACAACCCTGGTCTTATTGACAATATATTTAACACCAGCGCTCATTAGCTGTTCGCACCAACAAATTTCTGAAGACGCCCTAAATATTCACTGGGTGTTCACCGATGCAATAGGTAGCGAGCGGATGGCTTGTCTCACCATGCCGGATCTCACGGCACTAACCGAGCGAACCGTTCGCTGTGAGCAGTCTCCTTAAGAACACGTTATGCTGTGGCTGCACCAGGCGATCGGTTGACCTCTCAGTTGCCCGAACGTGCTACCATACAAGGTGCAGTCACGGCAATTTTGTGGGACGATTCTCTCGTGGACGTTTCAGCTCTTATTTCACAGCACTATGACTACGCATTCGCAAGAGTGTACCGATTCACTCGGAACGTAGAGGCCGCCGAAGATATCATGCAAGAGGCCGTCATCAAGGTTCTTCGCCTTGGCGGTCCCGATGACCCCTCAAAGTTCAAGCAATGGTTTGCGGTCGTCGCCATCAACTGCGCCAAAAACGAATATCGAAAACGTGATCACCAGCGGAATCGGGTCGACCTTGATTTAGATAAGGTTGAAGCAGGCGAGAGGATTGTGGCCGACACAGTAGAGTACGTGTCGCGCGAGATCATGCGCAAGTTCGTTGAGTCTTTGCCGCCACGTCAGCAGATGGCATTTCGCATGCGCATCCACGACGACATGGCGTTTGTTGACATCGCTGAGATCATGAATTGCTGCTACGATACTGCGAAGGCGAACTATCAGCAGGCGGTGCAAAAGCTGCGGCGGCTGTTGTGTCCATGAACGTCTCGTACGATTGAAGCCGTTTGATGTTCAGGCTGTGGCAATCGATCTTGATCTTGCCCTCGTTCTTGCAAACGATCTTGGCCTCTTTGACGTACCGATCATGTGAGATCCCGCCGGCCGCCCAGGCCACCTTCAAATTCTCTTTGATCATGATGAAGAAGTAGCCGTCTGGTTTTTTGTGCATGTCTTTGTTCGGGATCAGGGCTGCGAGGCCATGGCTGAAGAACGAAACCTCGCGCCCCTTCACGTCGATCTTGAGCCCACGAAACACGAGATCTCCGAGCTTGTCGGCGACATCCATGAAACGAGAGCCTTCGCAGATTTCTTTGAACAGCTCTTCGGCGATGCGCCCGATCAAAATGGCGCGGTTCGGATCTTTGATATCGGCGTGGTCGGCGAATGGGATACTCGGTTCCCAACGCTCCGTCTTTGCTTTATGCAATATCTCGGGGGTGATGTCGAACCGTGGCCACCTATCCATTCTTGCGTTCTTCTTGCAGAGGTGCCGAGCCATTGCGGGCGATCTGATCGTCCCGAATTGCTTTGCCAATCCACATGTAACACTCTTCGAGTTTTGTCAGAGCCAAAGCCTTGGCGCGCGGTGACTTCAGTTGAGCATCAATGGCCTGTTCAAAGTGATAGACCCTTTGCTTCATTTCATCTTGAATCAGCATCGCCTTGTCGTCATATTTCACATAGTCAAAGCGGCCGGTGCCCTCTGGTTTCGTCGTTTCTGTGCTCATTTTATTCCCCCTATCGTGTTATGTAGATGTGATCAAGTTCGTACTCGTAGAGCTTATTGTAAAGTGTCTTGCCGCTGAAACCCATCGTTCGCGCAACCTTGTGCTTGTTGCCGCGGAACTGGTCCATGAGGATGACGATGTACTCCTTCTCAATTTGGCGCATCGTTTTGAATCCGTGGTCGTCATTCGTTGCGATAACCATAAACCCCGGTTCTCTTAATTTCAGCTCGTCGCTGTCGTCTAAGTTCTGCGTGCTCGGGAGATCCGCCCCATCGATAGCTTCCTCCAGAGCAGAGCGTGCTGCAGACGAATTGAATGCTGTCGGGGAGCACCTTGAATTTTGAATTGCAGTTACGGCACGTTCTAATTTCGAGCTCAACGGATATGACGGTGTTGTGTCTTGGCATCGCCCTGCTCCTTTAGTTTCTCTCGTAGCCATTTCTCGTTACCCTCCACTTCGTCTGTCTCAAACGGGCGCGTGACCATGATCACGACAAACCAAAAGAGCTCTTTAATTAATTTCATTGCGGCTTCACCGGTGGTCTGATCGCCGGCGGATTCTTCGACGCCTCTAACTGCTTGATCACGGCAGCGTGCTGTTCTTTTGTGATACGGCCGTCTTTGAGGTTCTTGTCGTTGTTCGCGAGCATGTGTTTACGAAACTCCTCACCCTGAGCCATGATCTGCGCGGCGGTCATGTGTGGCACCTGTGGCCAAAACCACGCACAGTCCTTCTTGTCGGGTTCAGCCGTCCACGGAACATCTTTGCGAAAGTGTTGCTCACCGAACTTGTTCCAGAAAATCAAATTGATTCGGTCGTCGTTGTCGAGATTCGCGTGCTGTGGCTCGACGTGAACCACGAGGGCCGCATGCACGATGCCCTTCTCGACGTAGAGGATCTGGCGGCTCAGGCCAGGTCTCATTGCAGGTCGTTGTTTCGTCTGTTCCATTTGCGCTCCTTATTGAGTTGCGTTTTGATACGTCTCGCGTGTTCTTCGGACACGCCGAGGTCTTCCATCACTTCTTCGATTGTTGCTCCGCCCTTCAGCATCTCCTTTATGAGACCGTCGGGCCGCCTCTGTCTTGGCCAGTGTTTTGGCGCGTTCACGAATCACCTCATTGTATTTTGAGCCGTAGGGGTAAATGGCGTTGCTGACCGAGCAAGAGAGCATCTCTCTCGAGAACGATCGTAGCCTGGTATCTTCATAGATTTTAAGGTGCTGCGTGCCCATGATCTGGTCGAGCACCTGTGTTTCAAAGGATTCGGCGAGCAATATTGTGTTGACGCGTCTGTTGAAATCAACGCCGATCACAGTGACGAACAAATGCCTCATGATATATGCCGCTTGCCGCACGGTCAGGGAGATCGTCACTTTCATCTATAGCCTCCGCAGCATGACCCAGAGAGTTCTAGTACCACCGGCTCTGTGTTTATTGCCGCCCGTCTGCTTCACGGTGTGGCCGAATAGGGGCTCCCACAGCGGCATGAGCTCTAAAACGCGCTCGAGCCGTATCGTGTGATCGTTCCATTTCATGGCCATCAAGGCTCCGGGCGCAGCAACCCGCCACGCCTCTGACTGAGTTTTCTCTACAAGTTCTAAAATCTGCGCTGTCGTGAAATGACCATATCGTTTTGCCATGTCCCCTTCTGGGCCACAGTTCGTGTGCGGCGGATCGAACACGATTAGATTGAAATCGCGGCCCACGATCGTCGGAAGATCACGGGAGTCGGCAACCAGCGTAGGATTCACTTCGGGTCGAGAATCGATATATGTCGTCAACGGATGGTTCTTATCGAACCAGACCGCGCGGTAGCCAGCTGACAGATCTAAGATCTTCACGGCCTGACCTCAGAATATTGGCTGAAATTGAAACGCTCGTCTTGGCATGCAGCTAAGAGAGCTTGCCCCTCGGTCTTGAATGGACCGGCAGCCTCTTGCTTCTTGAGCCACTTGCGCTGCGGGCAATGCTTGTAGAACCACTCGCCGTCGGTGTCGTAAACGTGAATCGTGGCCCCGCTTATATTGCTTCTGAACGTCTTCATGGCTTCACATCCCGCTGGGCGGCCTCGATAGCGAAACACAATGATCCATCAGGAGCCCTGTTGAACAGCTCGTCGGCCGTAAGACGCTCACAGCCTCTCAATTGCTCGCCTGTTCTGTCCAGAACTCGCACCGAAACGATCTTTGAATGCGGGTGGCGAAAGATCTCGATCTCTAGTCCAGCATCGATACACTTCTTGATGACTCTGCCGAGTGTCTTCATTGCTCTAATCCTAAAGATCGCACGGGTGGTCCGCCTTGATCTTCTGATACTGATTGATCCAGTCGGTCACAATAATGTGCTGGGCCTGCTGTATGCTAAGTTGCTGATTGCAGACGCACCTGTGCAGCGCGGTCTCAACCACGTCCTTCTGTCGCGCGCCCCAGGGCTCTGAATAGTGCTGCGGCCAGAGGTTCTCGATCTCATTAGACCCCCCGAGCTCAAGGCTGATCAGATGATCGATCTCGTAGTTGCCCGGTTTGTAGGAGCCCTCCTTAAAGCCGTAGCGTGCGAATACAGCCTTCTTGGTCGCGGCAGTGACGTGTCGGGCGGTCTCTGTGCTCCCTGGCGTGCAGAGGGTCTTTAAATCGACCTGACGGGTAGCGCCTGGAGTTAGACTCTTGTCTGGGTAGTCGGCTTTAAATGGCGCCGACGACGGCTTCGCCGCAGTCTTAATAGGCATAGCGTCATGGGTCTCGCGCGTGAACTGCCCGGCCTGGGCGATCGGCGTCTCATCGGTGTCGTCCGCGTGGGCTATGATGGCCCCGAAGATTAGCCCCAGAATAACGCACATGGCGCACAGACCAACGCATTCGTAGATCGAGACGGTCGGCGGCTTCTTCTCATACTGACGTTCTTTGTAGTCGGGTATCTCAGAATATTTGCTCATTTGTGGCTCGGATCGTGATGGGGGTATAGGTGGGCTCGGATGATCTCTGCTACTGCTCGCTTGCCTTCGTCGCGCGAAACCTTCAGCGCACCGTAGGCAATCAGCAAGACTCCGCGGTCAGTGAGCTTATTGTCTATGATCGCCGGTGGCGTGATGAATCCCATGTGCTTAGATTGCTCTGGAGGAATCGGAGGAGCGGCCTGAGCTGTTGCTGTGGTGCGCGGAGCCAGCGGACTCGGTGGCTTTGGCGGAGTTGGCGTCTCTGCGTTCTTAACGGCGGTCATCACTTCGTCGCGCACCCGGTTTTGAATATCAGCCTCTGTCGAATAGCCGACATGCGAATGCTTCACGATCGCGTCTTGTAGGTCGACGATGGCTATGTCGTCCTTGGCCAGTCGCTCGGCCACCTTCACTCTCACGTATCGTTGTCTGAAATCGGTCATGTTACCTCCCTATTTTGTTGATCAGTATCTCGAGAAGATTCTCATAAAGCCGCTCAACGTATTCAAGCTTAACTTGTAGCTGGCTTTTGGAGGCGTTCATTTGCTGAAGGCTTGCCTTGACAACGGCCACTTCTTCGGTGAGCGCTTTGTTCTTGGCGCCCAGATCTTTGATGATCAACACTGGATCTTGAACAAGTTTGCCCTTCTCGTTATCGTTTGCGAGTTCCATTATTTCTTCCCCCATGAGTTCAAGGCGTCGGCCTTGTTGGTTTGTGGTGTTACGTCGCGAAGGTCTGGAGCATGCCCAAACTCCTCGGCGATAGAGGCGCCCGTTAGAGCGTCTGCAAATAGGGCGCGGATCGCCGTGATGCGTGCGCGCCGAATTAGCATCACTGGTTGATAAGCTTGCCATGGCATTCCCTCCTTTGCCCTGCGTAGAAGGCCGGCGCGTTCGGCGTCGACCAACGAAAATGAAAACGATTGCGGCTCCTTCATGCCCTTGCGCTGAAGCCTGACTACTCCGCCCCACGGCTTCTCTTTGAGGTTGTTGTTCTCGTATGAGATGCGCTTGCCATTTTCGTCGATGTTAAATTCTTCGTAGAACACAAATTCTTTGTGGCGTTGCACAAGCGCTAATGGCAGATCGCCGAACAACGATGGCGACCCTTCGATCACAGCGATGTTGCGAAGCGATGGCTGCGGCGGAAACCCGAGCTGGGCTGCGAAATTCCACGCGCTAAGAACTTGCTCACGGTTCGTCAAATGCTTCGGCAGCGATCGCGCGGTGATCATTGCATCAATGAAGCGGAGCAACTGACTGTGGTTCGCTGGCGCAAGAGCTTGCGTTTCGCTGTTGACGGCAATCGCCTGTGTTGAAGATTTCTCTGGCGGCGGTGGCGGAGTCACCACGGCCGTTGTTTCAATGACTTCTGCTTGTTGGTCGCTCATCAGTCCTCCCAATTGTATTCTTTGCGAATACGGTAGTTGATCTCGTTAGGCGCTTCGAGCACAGCCGCGGTGCTCGAATACGCCGGCCACTTGCCGAGGTCCATACACTTCCGATAGAGCCGCAAAGCGGTCTTGTAGTCTTCTTGCCCCTCCTCGAAGAACTTGTCGGACAGTGGGTACACAGCAGCTTCCCAGGGCTGCTTCTTCTCGGCCGGAATGAGGGTGATAGTTTGCGGCTGACGCTTGAGCGCCTCCATCAATCCGTCGTGGTAGTATGCGAGTTGAACGTTATAACCGAGCTTCATCACGTCGTACGAGAATATGCCCGGGCGAATGTCACGAGTGGTTTTGAAATCGATCAGGTGGATGTTGCCGTCTGGATCTTGCACCACGTAGTCGGGGCGCGCCTTGCACATCACCATCGTCTCTTTGTCGGTCCAGTGGATCGTACACTCAGGCTTGCCGTTCTCGAGCATCTTGGATGCGACCGGGTGTTCAAGCACGGCTTCGATCATGCCGATCAACATCGTAAGCTCGTCGCTCGATACGATGATGGCTTCGGGGTCTTGATCCTTGCGCCACGCCTGACGCATTTCTTTGGCCTCTTTTGACAATTTGCTCTCACGACCATCCTTCGTATAGCCAATGAACTCGGGCTCAAGAACGTAGAGCTCTTTGAATCTGCGTGGCTCGAGCAAGAACATGTGGGCCGCTCGGCCAATTCTGAAGTGGTCCGGCTCTTCTTCGGCCTCTTCGAGACCTTGCCAATACGTCAAGAAGTGGCGCGGGGAGTGAAGTAGTTTGCGGATCGCAGTCGAGCTCATACGCGTGCGATCGGCGTGATAGGTTTCTGCCGGCATGTCTTCGATGAACGAAGGCGATTCGACCTGCGTCGCAATTCGCGGCATTTGCGTTTTGTCGAAGGCCAGTGCCTTTTGTAAGATTCCGCTGAGTCTATGTTCCATCTGCCATGTGCTCCTTGCAAAGATCGTTTGCTTCAACTTGGTTGCCGCAGCCCTTCACTTTGCACACCTGAATTTTCGCAGGCATGTCAGTGAGCGTGAGCTTCGGTTTTGGTTTCTCTTCGCCGGCCGCGACCTGTGGCTCGCCGAACCATCCGAGGTTGAACGCCTGATTGAGATAGAACCAGAACGTGGCCTCAGCTTTGTTGGTCTTGAGCGCGTCGTACATCGACTTCAGGCATTCGAGTAAGACCGGCAAGATCACGTCGCCATTATAGCCAGTGAAGAGCTTATCGATATCGCCGCGCAGTTTGATGACCTGCAGGCGAATTAGGTTTTGTTTGTCGGCGTCAGTTTGTATTTTGCTCAAGAAATATCCCCCCGTATTTTGCGATCAGTGCGGCCTCGACCATACCCATGTGTGGTTTGCGCACCCTAGATTTATTTGCGCCGGGCAATTCTGCCTCTGGGAACAACGCAGTGAATGCCCAGGCCGATCGATCTTTGCCATCAAGATCACCGGGGCAGCCATCGTAGATAACCTTCTGCCATTTCTGTGGTGTGGCCTGAATGACATCGAATCCGATGCTGTGAAGTACGCCGAGCACGATGCCGAACGACTTGCCGTAGTTGAACATCGAAACGACACCCTGCTTCGGCATGGCTTGCGCGCGCTCAATCATTGCCATTTTGGAATGGCGAAGAGGGTGAAGAAGATTCAGCAAACGTTTGGCATCCACGCCGTCATCGTCACAAGGCATGGGCCACGTTTCGATCATGCCGTCTGGCTCAAGAACAAAATTGTCTGACTTGTCGTAAAGCACGGCCACTCCGCCGGTGATGCCTGGATCAATGCCTAGGATCATCATGCACCTTGACTTTGACTTTATTGAAATCGATTTTCTGAACTTCTCGGATGATGTCATCTCTCGTGCCTTTGGCCATTGTAAGAAAATTCCACACCCACTCTCGGTTGCAACTGATGTAAATCGCATGGCGGTTGATCGCCGCCTTGTAAACCGCATCAAGCCAACTTTGCGAAATGTGATCTTTAGCAAGCAAACGCTTGAGAAATTCAGCGCATTCATTCACTGAATCAGGGGCGAAGTTTTCATTTTCAAAAGGCAAGTTATCGTAAACCGCCTTGGCAACTACGAGTAGTTTGTCTTCGTTCATGGCTTCGGGTCCACCGCGGTTGTTGCGGTTTTTTTGCTTGTTTCGAGACGATGCACAGCCGCGATCGGATTCTCGTCGCCGTCGTCGTCTTTGTACGGCAAACGAGTTTTGCCCTTGGTGATTTCTTTGATCGACTTCACGCCAGGCTTCACGATCTTCATCGTCGTTTGGCGATCGTCAGCAGTCATCGGGCGCGACTCAAGCATCTTGCCTTCAAACCAAAACTCAACGACATTGCCTTCGTAGTTCTTCACTTCGATGCACTGAACCTCTCTGCGCTCTGTACCGTCTTGAATGCAGCGCAAGCGCTCAGAGATCTGGGCCTGGAGGTTCTTGATTCCAGCCGTGTGGTGGGAGACGGCTTCCTTCTTCTTCTCGACGGCCTCTGCCAATTTCTGATTGAGGTTCGCCGCCTGCTCCGCCTTGCGGGCCTTCTCTGCGTCGGTCAGCTTGAACGGAAGCGCTCGTTTGATCTTGTCGCCCTTCGGGTCTTGTTTCTTGGCCATTTGATCCTCCTGTTAAGAATCGTTGCGGGACCGGAAGCCCCATTGATTTCAAAGTTTGTGCAGCTAGTTTGACTTGCTCTGGTGTGAGCGTTTTGCCGTAGTCCCACTTCGGCGTGTACTCTTTGCGAAACTCATCCGACCACTTCGCCACTTGGCCATCTGGAATGCGCTGAGCAGCCACGCACGTATCGCTCGGGCATTTGAACGAATACGAATACTCGAGGTTGTTGATTGTCTTTGAGGCCGAGAGCAAACCGTCACCGTCACAGTGCCCACACGGAATCAAAATCGATTCGTAGTTCGGCGTGTACGACTTGCGCTTGGCTCTGATGGCCGAGGAGGCTACGACGATTTTCAGAATCGAAGGGACTCTCTCGCAGCTATCGAGCAGAATGTTACAAAGTTCTTCCGTCTCTGCAGCCGACAGATCCTTTGTGCGATACATCGCTCGGTCTCGATGCGACTGCGGGAATGCCTCCAGAGACCAGTAGTCCACTAGCTTCTTGAAACGAATCTCGAATCGCTCTGGGATCATTGTGCCCATGAGCGCCTCGGGTAGTTTGTCGGTGGTGGGTTAGGTGTTGGCGTTTCGCCATTCTCAACGAACTTGGTGATCGCAGTCAGATTGGCAACCATGGTCGGAATGTCATGGCTCTTCGTAACAAACCAGCGCTCGTCCATTCGCAGATAGGCTTCGATGAGAACCTTTGCCCTTTCGCTACCCACCTGCTGAATAACGGTTTTTATCGACTTGGCGTGTTGAGGTAGAATCGGTGGAGACTTATCGGACTTGTACTTCGTCTTCCATTGTTCGCAATAAAATGCAATCACAGGGGCCGCCGAATCAGGCGGCTGCGGAGCATTTTCATCAGGGTTTGAAATCGTCCCCTGGGACGCCCCACGAGATCCCCTGGGCTCTTTGCGTGGAACGTTCGTTCGTTCGTTCGTTCGTTCGTTCGTTCGTACCGCGCGCGCGCGAGGCTCTGCAAGTACTTGTAACCACCCGAGTTTGGTTAACTCACGGACTGCCGTGGGGATGCTCTGGGGCTTACATCGGATGTCCGCGGAGATCCCCCGGGTGCTCCCAAGGGCGACCCTGAGACTCCCCTTGGCGCTCCCATGGGCTAACGTGAGCATCCAGAGGCGTTGAGCATTCGCACTCAACTCGCGCCATTTTGAACCGGTTATAAGCGCCACATCAACGCGAAACCAAGTGGACGGTTTTTGAAAACCTTTGGTCTTAAAACGATCGGCTGCGACAATTTCTACTTCCCAGATGTCGGACATAGTTCCCCCTTGGATTCAAAAAAACTGGGCCAGCCGTGGCCGTTTTGATAGACAATTTTGAAGGGGTTTGATAGGCCATCTGTATGGCGGATCATTAACCCTCGCAAAAGGTGGTCCGTCGCTGTTCTCAGTCGGTCATGACTGAATCAGCAAGAAACAAAGGGCGGTGTAGCGCCCGAAGTTTCGATAGTAGATATTTCACCCCGACCGCCAAGTAAACAAATATTTCAGCCTAGGCCCACGGCGTCACGGGCCTTTTGTAGACGTTTCAAAATGCGACCTGAGTATTATATTTGGCCAAATAATGCTAGTATTAATACAGGAGGTGAGTTATGGATAGAACCGCTAATTTGGTGGCAGAGCTGAAAATGTTGATGCAGACGAGCTTCAATGGCATGGGCTGGGTTCGAGCCAAGGAGATCCTTATTGAGCTTGGCATTGACCCGAAAATTTCAGGGCCGAAACTGCTTGCGAAGCTCGAAGAGATCACGAACCAAAAGATGGACCGCAGTGAAGGCCCCTAAATACGAAGGCATCATACGGCCTCCGGCGGAGATGAGCGTTGCGGAACTTTACACCTACGTGAAGTTCATCAAGGCCTATCTGCGATGGTGCGATGAAGCCAATCATTTCTCGCGTCAGAGCCTGCGTAACGATATGGAGCGCCGTGGCCGACCTTACATAAATGAAGTTGAAGCCCGCGAAAGGCGCGTGCTTGAGAAGATGAGAGGATCAAGATGAGCCGGATGGAAGAGATCGAGATCAAGACCACCGTTGAATGCGAGGGCAACTATTTGCCCGCCAAGCCCGATCACTACGAAGATGGCCAGTGGTACCCTGGTGACCCTGCTGACGTCACAAATTTCAAAGTGTTCATGAGCCTGAACGGCAAACGAATTGAAATAACCGACTATCTGCCCATCGATCATTTGCAAGAGCTCGAGGGCGAATTTCTGCAAATATGCGAAGGAGACGAATGATGGCGTCAGACCCATGCCCCACTTGTGGCAAACCCTATTCTAAGAGGCTCCGGCGCCAACACGCTGGCTTGCCACCGCTACCCACCGGCCGACCCCGTGGCATCGACTACGAGAAGATCAGAGCCCTTCGCAAGCGCGGCATGTCGCTCACCAAGATTGCCGAGAAAATGAAATGCTCGCGCGGCGTGGTTCAGCACGCATTGAGGTCAGAATGACCGACGAATTCAGACACCTCATGTCTCAGCAAAAGCAAATTATGAAAATTATAAATAAGGAGCTGGCGACGCACGATAAACTTAAAAAACTCATCGCGTCCGACAAGGCGACGTTCCCGAAAATAGAGAAGGCCTGTCGTGCCCTTATCGAGTCACAACAATCACTTTCAATCGCAATGGCCATACTCGACATGATTGAGCGCCAGTTGCCGAAGAGGTACAGAACCAAATGACTTATCAAACACCGTCGTCGCCAGATCTTTTGATACTTATTGGCGAAACTGCCGTGCAGCGGCCGGAACGATCGCCGCTCTTATACTGATAGTTTTCATCGCTTGGATTGCGTTCTCATGAAATGCAAACACATCGTCGACACGCTAGCTGGCGGTTTCAATTGCGCTGGCGACTATTATGGGCCTTGCCTGAAATGTGGTGAACGCATTCGTGTTCAACCGCAAAAGATCTCCAAGAGGCCTGCTCTACACCAATACCTGAATGCTACGGGCTGTGGCAAAAAAACGACTCCAGAAGAATGGGTACAAGGGCTGCCGTCACCAGGCCTCACTTCTATCATGGATCGCAAGACAATAATGCGATTCACCTGTTCTAAATGCGGGCACAAAATGTCGTCTGGTTTGCTATGACCGCTGTGCCGAAACACAAGCGCATTATCGACAAGAAGCTTCTCGAGGAGATCGGCCGCGGCTATTGTGAGGTGAGCTATCAGTGCCCACAGCCGACCGACGCTCACCATATCAAGACCAGAGGATCTGGCGGAGACGACACGCGAGAGAACGTCATAGGCCTTTGTCGCCGTCACCATACGGAGATCCACCAGATTGGGATCAGCCGGTTTTTGGCCAAGTACCCTCACCTAAAACTAGTCAAGAAGAATTGGCCTTGACTTGACGCTTCCATACAAATTGTTATAATGTCGCGATGGGCCACAAAGCGCAAGCAAATGGCAAGTCCTTTGAGTCCGCGTTTCACGTGATGGCTAACCTGTGTGGATTCAAAGTCAAACCGATACCCACCATGGGTCGATGGATGGGCTCAAACCTATTCAAGCCTATACCAGGGTGGTCGGACTTCATGCTCATCGCGCAAGATGGCCGCTCCGCATTCGTTGACTGCAAGAGCACCATCGAAACCGCGTTCTCATATTCCAAAGTGAACCAAGATCAGATCGCGTTCTTCCAAAGCGTGGGAGATCTGTGCCCGGCGGGCTACGTCGTTTACTTCGTGCCGTTCAACACGGTGGTGTTCTACGAGTGGCAGAAGCTCCAGGCGCTGCGCCCCGAAGAGAGCCTCGGCCCTGATGCCGGTATCGTTCTCGGCAAGATCCCGGCCCTCAGAATTCAAGACATCATGGGTGTGATCAAGCGCGACCAGGTGGCGTGATGAAATTCGACATGCATCGATTTTGGAGACACGAAAACTTTCGTGATGTGTTCTTCGAGCCCACAACAGTCTCATTTGATGACGACGGCCGAAACGCCATACTGCACGGCAAGTGGCTCACGCAGGGCTCGGGTCGCTGGTTCTATACGCCAGTGTTGACCGCAAGGATCAAGATAACCCCAGAGCAATATAATAGCTGGAAGGCCTACACTCCTCGCGGCATTTTAAAGCCGTGATCACCGACATTTTGTAGGTTTACGACGCGTAGTGTGGTTGCAGAGTCGAGTAGGGTTCGTGCTATCCATATTTTATGTAGAGACGGTTTGCGCAAGTGAATCATTTTGTGCGTTGGGTGAGTGGCCTAAACCTTATCTCGGGGAGACGATCGGGCGATACTGCCGAGACAGTGCCTGGCCGCCGCAGGTTCTAATCCTGCGCGCACATTTTAAATCGGGGGGATTCAATGAACTGGAAGAGCGACATCATACCGACCATTCTAATTGCATTAGGATTGTGCATCATCGGCGGGGTAGTTTGTGGCTTTGGATTGTTGAAGAGCCAGAACAAGATCAGTTTGAAGGCGATAGTGACGCCAATGTCTCACGGGACGCCGGTTTCATGGCCTCAGCCAGTTCAAAGTGTCGACTCGAAATAACGCAATGGTAACACAATGAAGCAACAGCGTATAACCACCAACGGGGCAAGGTTTCGGATCGAATTTCGCATGGGCGATGACGGGGAGTGGAAGACCGCGGATGCTCAGACCTACGACACGTTTCAGAACGCCAAGATTGCGCTTATGAAGATTCAAGAGGACGATCGAATCAGGGGGTTACCTTGGCTTCCAATCGATGAGCTACCTCCACAGCCTGGGCGCACAAATGCCTAGTTGGCTTCAGATCACACTCTATTTCGTCATGTTCATTTGGGGCTTCGTTCAGGGGCGCAAAGACGCTGATGAC